TTTTGTCGATAACCAGTTCAGTTTCCAGATCCTGATCACGATAATTTTCATTCCAGATTTTTGCGTAGCCACGGAAGGGAAGCGCAGAAACTTCGATATTGTTTACACCAGTAGGGACGCCCAAATAATCGGCGAGAGAACCCACAGCAGCACCAGTACCACCACCAAAGGTAATAGTCGGAAAGACGGAAGCGTCCATACCGTCAGGACCACCAGTGATGAATTTTTCCCAATCGTCCCAGACGAGACGGTGAGGCACGAACCAATGATGCACCCGCACCTGAACAGGATGCATGACGGGAGCGAGAAGCGGTGAGACGCGAAGCAGGAGAGAGGTAGCCTGTTGGATGGTATCCCCGGGGAGGACCTCCTGAAGACCACAGGGAACAAGCTCGCCCATGTCGCAGGTCAGAAGCTTGTAATTGGAGAGAGAGAATTTTGAGCGTTTCATAAAGCACCTTTTTTAGACCAGATTTTGTGTCTAGTTTCAGTTTGAAGAATTTTCACTTTTTCAGTGTCAGCCTTTTGCGCGAGATACGCCGAAGTTGAGCCCGCAGCATCGCACATAGCCTGCACTTGTAATTGCCGGAGTATTTCCGGTTTTTTTTGTCCACCCACAGTATCGAAGCCGAGTTCCTCACGAAGTTTGCGCCTTAAATAGCGCCCGAGTGGAAGATTGCTGCGACCATGCTGGAGAGCAACAGGAACGTCACCACTTTCAGCCACAGATCGAGCACCGTGCTTAGAGTTGAGCGCTGAGGCCACCACAGGAATAGCAAGCGCACCAATGCCAGGGTTACGAGACATACGAGCAAACTCAGGATGACGACCATTAAGCCTTGAATCATCATGGGAAGTCATTTTCTTCGTTACATAGCCCGCAAGATATGCGGCCGACTGAGAGTTGAGTTCTCCACCATGACAGAACCCGCGTCCCCACGTGGTGGAGATAAGCGAGTTTTCCGCGTGATGGATACCGAAAAGAGCTGCGTGGTAGTGAGCCCGGTTTGTTTGGTCCCCATACTCACCGACAAGGTAATACCGAAGGGGCCTTTGAGCTTTTTCACGGAGACGTTTGAGCCACTTCGTTGTGTCGACGGGATCAAGAGATTGATTTTCGGGATAGTGTTCTTTGTCATAAGTTAATGTCCAAAATGAGGACCATTCGTGACTGCGTTGTTCCAGAAGCAGCCGATGAGTCCAGAGCCTTCTACGATTAATCCGGCAGGGTAAGCACTGACCACAGGGATATTCCTGCCCATCCTGCCGGAACGGTTTTTTGCAGATCACATGCGACGGCCAATCCGGCGTACTGGACTACGCCGGCGACCATAGCTGCGACGAGAGCGGAAAGAGCCGCGACGACGATAAGCCATGATTTTTCTCCTTTAGTTAACGACCCCGAAGACCGCTGGGGTTGTACGGACGCCGCGGAAGCGACGATTTTTTAGGTTCAGCCTGCCAAGACTGCGAGAACGGTTTCCAGACCCATTGATAACCCGCAGGAAGCGAAGATGAGGACGGGCCAATGGAGGGACCATGCCACCAACCCCGGAGAGCGGATATACCGGTTGCAGCCGCCGCTGCACCGGGTCCCATAGATTCCAGCGATTCAGAGGCTTGCTGTGAAGGTAGGAGGATTTGAGCACCGCCACCCATGTCAAATTTTTTAGTGAGTGGAGTAGAAGCTGCTTCGACATCTGGACGCCCCGGTGATGATGAAATTGAGATTGACGGTTGTGACCGGATCAGCCCAGCAGGCGCACGACCATTAACGGCGGTACCACCTACAGCAGATGGCATTGTGGGCGTGCCCGGTTGACCCATGATTGACGCCCATTCGGCTGTGATTTGAGCTTCAAGCAGCTGGTTTCCAAGTTGAGCGCGACGGAGGGCGAGAGACGCCATTTCTTTTTCTTCAGGTGTCATAGTAGCCACCTCAGCACGCAGCGTATTTTGTCCCATGCCACGTAGAGTTTCGGAAGCGCGACCAAGGCGAGTACCGAGAGAATCACCACCAGCCACGATAGTCGGGGAGTAAGAGGCGCCAGCGGCGCCAATAGCCGCCAGCGGGTGGAGACCCGCTGCCTTAGCGTCCTCAGCGCGCCAGCGAATACCCATTTGAGCAAATTCCTTTTGTTGATCATATTGGAGACGTTGCTGGTAGTCAGAGTCGTCACCGAGCCCGAAGAGATCGGAGATTCCTGAGGCGATTGAGCCGATTCCGGCGATTGAGAAGGGTCCCATAGTTCAGACTCCACATTTGATTTTGGATGATTGGCGCATTACGGGTTTTTTTACTTTTGATCCTGCTACTCCGTTGGCGTGAATGACTTCTTTGCGTGTCTTTCTTTGGACGCAGACAGAAACACCTGTCGGGTTTTTGAAAAGGAGGTAGGGCAGGGGGTTTTGATGACCCATTTCTGGGTCAAGGTGGGCAGTTTGGCGGGTTTTCCTGACGGGGACCGCCACCACCCTAGCCGGACGACCTGAGAGACGCTTGTAGCTTGGCTCAGGGTCCGGGTTGTAGAGCCGCCGATCATTGGCCGGGAGGACCAGCTCGGGAACCTCGCGGGATTGAGATCGGCGGCGGGAGAGATGTTCATCCGTCAGAGGCAGCGCGCCCGAGAGGCTCGAACGCCTTCGGGCAGGAGCGCTAGCGTTGGCAAAGGCAACGCGCCCTGAACGACGGTAAGAACGAGAGTTTGTGTTAGATGCCATGAATAAATTCCTGTCAGTTAGCACAGTAGACATCAAGTAGTCTACTGTATTTTTGAGAGTTACGCGGGTACCCCGCTACTTGGGGGTACCCCCCAAACCCCCGCTGAGAGGGCTTGAGAGGGACGTTTTCAACAGCCGTGTTTATCAGGAAGTGAGCGGCGGAGGTTCCTGCTTGGGCGGAACAGGTACATTGCCAGCGTTTCCACCGGCAGGTCCGGGAAGCGCAGGTGGAGGCGTTCCAGCGTCCAGAGGGCGTTCGATGTGTAGTTCCTGATCAATGGTGAGCTCCCATGGAGACCGGGGATCGTAGTCGTCGCCGACATCGAAGTCGTCGGCTTCTTCGAAGGTTTCGTTGCCAATTTGTTCTTGCTCTCTAGAGATGATTTTGAGGTGAGCTCGAATTTCGTCGAGCTTTGACGGTGGACGATTCCAGCGAAGCGGGACGGCTACAGGGGTATCGTCAAGGACTTCATGTCCGTTTTCATTGAGTGCCATGGTGTTGTTCTCCTAGTAAATGAACGAGTTGCCGGCGCTGGCTACGAGACGACGCGCCTGAACAGAGTGATTAGCCATGATCCAGAGGACATCGGCAGACGTCACTTGATTGACACGCTTCGTCGGTACAGATTTGACGAAAGCAGCGTTGAGAGTTGGATCGCTTGCGAAGATACGAGCATAGTGCCAGTAATCCAGCGTTGAGCGGAAATCACCCGCAATTGTAGATTCGCTACGGCGGTACTCATCGTAGCGATCCTGATAGCCGAATGTTCCTTCAGGCGTAGCGTGAGCAGCATAGAGTTCCTTGTTCAGGACTTCCTGTTGACCAATGTGTTGCAGTTCCTTCTGCCAGAAATCTTCCTTAACACGACGGTTCCAAGTGCGAGAAAGCCCTTGCGCATACATTGTTTTTGGTTTAACTGAGACGAAGGAATAGACATAGCCATGTTCTTCGAAGAACTTGCGATAGCGATTAGAGCGAACGGCGCCAATGCCATGCCCCTTGAGATTACCAACCCCAGCAGCAGCACCAGAGGTAGTAACACCGGTTTGAAGCACCTCGGAGAATTGAATGATTTGTTTACCACCACCCAGATATTCGGGACGTTGCAGACGTGCATCAGAAGAGCGTATGCCGAGGAAGGCGAGATACTCGGTGAAGCGAGAGCCATAACGAGCGCGGTTTTCTTCATAGCGTTGGAGAGCGAAGGCTTCACGCAGATCGTTAATTGACGCAGAGGTTGCTTGACTCAGATCAGCATAGACGTCAGGAATGGCGCTAGCACCAGAACCAGTACCACGCATGAGAATGCCGTTTGCCGGAACAGTAAACGAGTTTGGATAAACCACGCCAGCGGCAGCAGTAGTTGCATCCTTTAGAGTTGACCCAGCAGTCGGGAAAGTTTGAGCAGGAGCGATACCCAGACCAGAGATAGGCGCGCGAGAGCCCAGAGGAACGGTGATGTCAGCACCTTTCTGAGCCCAAGGCCGAGAAGATGTGAAATAGTCCTTTTCCCAGTCGACATTTTGCAAAGTGGTGTTTGTCGTAGTGTCAGCACCAGATGTTTTGTCGATAACCAGTTCAGTTTCCAGATCCTGATCACGATAATTTTCATTCCAGATTTTTGCGTAGCCACGGAAGGGAAGCGCAGAAACTTCGATATTGTTTACACCAGTAGGGACGCC